AGAAGCTCCTAATTCTCCATCCGGTCCACCGAACTTCAATAACGTATAAAGTGCCCGCAAACCATTGATTTTACTGGGTTTGCGGGCATTCTTAACGACATAGAAAAAAATAAATTTTCAAAGAATCTGACTCTTTATCATAAATGATCTTATCAACGATCTGTTTCAGAGCTTCGTTCTTCTGAACGTATGTATAACTATCTGAGACAAGAATATCATAAACACTTCGGACTTGCAACAGCATATCGCCGGTCGGATCCTGATTTGGTTCCGGATTTTGCCCTTCCAGTTCTTTTAATTGTTCTTCCAAATTATCCCGTTCTTTTTGAAGAATTGCTTTATTGCTTTTATATTCCTCCAGAGTGTCGATTCCTTCCCTGTAGGAAGCCTTTATTCGTTCCTCTTTGCTTGCTAAACTGTTTAAGCGGTCTTTTATAATACTTCGTTCGTCAACGGCTTCTGTGGGCTGATAATCGTGTAATTCATAGGAAATATTTCCGGTATCCAGGATCTCTTTGATACTGGCTAAAACTTCCGGTTCTAGCACCAATGAACTCACACCGTGAGCTTTATCACATTGTCCGTGAGCATATCCATAGCAAGAGAAGTAGGCGTACTTTTCGCCATTGACTCTTTTTTGAGTGCAGGCAGATAATGTCTTTCCACAAGCAGGGCATTTCATAAGCCCGGAAAGCCAGTGCTTATATGTAGAGGATGGACGTTCTCGCCGTCGGGATGGTCGGCGGGTTGCTTTCAGCCGTTCCTGTGTGGCATCAAATAATTCCTGTGAAATGATAGCGGGGTGCTGCCCCTGGCTTACAATCCATTCATCCTTATTTTTAATACTGTGTGTTGCGTTTTCCGTCTTATTCCAATGGATCATTCCACAATAGGTGGGATTCTTCAGCATGTATTCGACCGTGCGCCGTTCGAAAAGATTTCCACGAATTGTCCGGCATCCCAAGTTGTTCAGATACCGGGCAATGTCAAATACACTTAATTTTTCATTTACGTACATGTTAAATACATGCCGGACGATATCTGCTTTTTCCAGATCAATAACAAGTGTCTTATCAATCGTCTTATAACCAAATGGTGCAGCTCCCTGAAAAGCTCCACGAGCTGCATTTTCTTTCATGCCGCGGAGAACTTCGCCGGATAACCGAATAGAATAATATTCGTCCATCCACTCGATGATACGTTCGATAAGGCTGCCAAAGGGATTATCGGAGAGTGGTTCAGATACACTCACAACATCTACATTGTGCTGCTTTTTTAATAGAGATTTATAAACGATAGATTCTTCCTGATTCCTGGCGAACCTGGAAAATTTCCATACCAGAATCTGATCAACCGGATGATCATCACCTTTGGCCAGTCCGATCATCTCCTGGAAGCCGGGACGCTTGTTGGCTTTCCTTCCAGAGATACCTAGGTCCGTGAAGATCTTCAGGATTACAATATTGTTCTTGGCTGCATAGTCCCGGAGGAGGTGCTCCTGGGAGTCCGGGGAGATCTCTTCCTGATCATGAGTGGATACCCGGATGTAGCCGTATGCATATTTTACGCTCATTGTATCACCTTTCCTTCTTAAGTGTACGTAAAAATGGGTACAAAAATAACACCTATACGGTGCCGGATTTTTGTGATACAATAATCTTTGTGAGGGAGAGAATTGTATTGTGTTCCAAACACCTTATAGTTTTCTCATTTTCCCTGGTGCTGGTAACACCGGGGATTTTTTATATTACATTATTTTATTGTCCGGTAGCAACACTCGTGTATGCATCCTGTACTTGCTGTGCCTGGGTGGTGTACACTTCTTGTAATTTTCCCGCCCATTCATTGTAGGTATCATCACTGTCACCATTTTTTAATTTGATTTCAGCCATTTTACTAACACCTTCGTTACAGATTGTAGCCAGTTTTTCGACTTTTGCGTTACAAAGTTCTGCAAGAGCATTTACGTCACCGTTTTTCTCAGGAGCTTCTGTATTGAATTCATCAACAACCCCTGGAGTTGCTTCAGTAATTTTCTGAGTATATTCATCCAGAATACTCTGATACGTAGTTTCTTCTGACTGATCAGCCGAAGAATTATCAGAAGAAGTATCAGATTTTGCTGTTTCCTCTGTTTTAGTGTCGGACTTAGAACTTGAAGAATCAGATCCAGATCCTCCACAAGCAGATAATGACAATGCCATAGATGATGCCAGTAATAATGCTACGATTTTCTTTTTCATATGTTTTTCCTTTCATTTTATTTGTTTCAAAATGTTTCGTCTCTTGTTATTTTCCAGAGTTTATTTATTCAATCAGATATCTCCGCCATATAAATACTTTCGTATCAAGAGGGCAGTGTAGTTATGGTTAGGGATCCTGGATGAATCAAATTAGTTATCTATAAGTTTTAATTCTTCGGCAGTAGGAGTACGGCCGGCTTTCTTTATCATTCTTTTTAAGCGTGATTTTTCATCTATGCCTAGTTTGCAGGCTGCTTTACAGACGAAAATAGATTTGTCAAAATTTCCTTGCCTTTCATAGAGCAAAGCCAGTTTTGTGAAGGCAGGAGAGCCGGTCATAAGATCTTGATTGTATTTTATGTTAATTGATTGAATTTCTTTATAATAAGAAATTGCTTTAATACAATTACGTTCTACGGTTTGCGCTAATTGACCAGTATAATTATTGGAATTGTATAAAGCAGACCACTGTTCCTTTATTATTTTAATTAATTCACCGTATTTGGAAAAAACAGGTCTAAGCTCAGAATCATATTTTGAAAATTTTTCAATTGGATCCGGTTTGAATTTCCAATGATTGCGCTTTTTTAATTCTTTCCATTCGGAATCAGTACCACCAACGTGAAGATATTCAAGCCAATTTTCGTATTCTGTTTTTGAAAAATCAGGTTTAAAGGTAAATACAGTTCCTGCAAATAATTTTGAAAAAAGTCCCACAAAAACACCTCAATTCTATATTTTCTTAAATATCATCAAGTTAGGGATAAAATAAATTGTGTAATTGTCTACGATTTTATGTTCCCCGTATTTATCACGGTAACAGTCAATGCAGTCTTCCAGATATTCTTCTGTAACATCCAGATATTCTGCAATTTCATATTTGTCTTTACAACCATGTTCATAGGCTCTGATCAGACCGAACAGTCCGATGCTTCGATTGTATCCCCAGAGCCGTGCCTGACGCTCTTGTTTTCGATTGCCGGTATATTCCATGTCGATAATATTACCGACGGAAGTGTAGTGGTGACCGAGCTCCTCTGCCAGAACACAGGCTTTTTCTGCAGTTGTATCTATATTATCTCTGATAGCAACAGTGCCATCACAATACAATCCTTTTATTCTTTTGTTCTCAAAAGGATAATCAATAACATCTATACCGTCTTTGCAGGCTTCTTCCTGTAGCTCCTCATATGTATTCATATAAAACACCTCCCGCTCGAGTATATCAGATAAGCTGTCCTATAAATTACTTAGCTCGTTTGTTCTTTACGAATTCAGCAAACTGACGGATTTCATCTAATTCAGATTCTGTATATTCTTCTCCGTCAAAGTGAGCTGCAAGGGTAGCCGGCTCAATAGAATTATTCATAAGATTCGTTAATACATATCGAATATTCTTTTCATTTAATGTGCGTTGCGATGCGGGCAAATGATTTAAGTCGCATGAAAAGAACAATGAAATTAAATATTCTTTTGGTTTATTATATTCTTCGGCAAGTTTTGCGAATATATTATTTAGTTCAGAACCGAGTAAGACCGGCTGAATTTCTTGATTATTATTATCCCATCCCATTAAATCAGCAGGTGTTGTTTCTAGTACCTTTGCCAGAGGTTCTAGTACAGTAATTGGAAGTTCTTTTATATCGTCTTTTTCATATCTATAAATTGTTGCTCTGTTTTTATTAAGTTTTTCCGCTACTTCATCAACACTGAGATTTAGTTCTATTCTTCTATTTTTAATTCTCTGACCTATTGTCATTTTCATCACCATCCTTTTAAAGGTATTATAACCCATAAATCGCATATATGCAATAAATAGTTGCATAATATGCGAAAAAAGTGTTGACTTATGAGAATAAGTGGTGTAATATACAATTAGTCGCATAATATGCGAATTGTAAGGAGGTGAAAAAATGGTAAATGTAAATAAGTTAAAGGCAAAAATGGTGGAACTCGGTACGAATGTTGATGAACTTTCAGAAAAGATTGGGATGGATAGAGCGACATTTTATCGTAGACTTTCTGCTGATGGACAGACATTTCTTATAAAAGAAGCTGATGCTATTAGCAAAGAGCTTGGCATGACAAGAGAAGAAGTAAATGAAATTTTTTTTAGTCAGTTTGTCGCGTGACATGCGAAAAGGAGGACACATGAACGAAGTATTAAAAATTAATTATGAAACAGAACAGCCAACAGTGTCGGCAAGAGAATTACATGAAGCTCTTGGAGTGGCATCAAGATTCAGCCGATGGTTCGATTCCAACAAAGAGTTGTTTGTAGAGGGTGAAGATTATAACAAGTGTACATCGAGTACGGTTGTAAATAACGGTGCAAGAAGAGAACTTGAAGACTATTCGATGTCTGTACTAATGGCGAAACACATTTGTTTAATGAGCCGAACCGAAAAAGGAAAAAGATGTAGAGATTATCTTATTGACCTTGAGAAAGCCTGGAACACACCAGAACAGATTATGGCAAGAGCATTAAAGATGGCGAACCATTCGATCGAGTCTTTGAAAGGCAGATGTAAATTCCTTGGTGAGCAGGTAGTTGAGCAACAGCAGATTATCACAGAACTGCAACCAAAAGCCAATTATGTGGATATGATTCTACAGTCAAAGTCGTTGGTAACTATTACGCAGATCGCAAAAGACTATGGAATGAGCGGAAGAAAACTGAACAAGATTCTTAAAGAATTGAAGATTCAGTATAAGGTCGGCGGACAGTGGGTGCTGTACTCAAAATATCAGAATGGTGGATATGTGCATAGCCGGACTATTGATATTACAAGAACTGACGGTAGAGCAGATGTCGCAATGCAGACGGAATGGACGCAGAAAGGCAGACTATTCTTATATGAGGAGTTGAAGAAGCGTGGATATGTTCCGGTGATTGAACAGGCCGTGTAATGATTACTTATTTGCAACAGATGAAACAGGTTCAGAAGAAGGGAGGGAGTAGAGAGTCACAGTGAACATAAATGTTATTTGTTTTTTGATAGTAACATTCATAGCAATAATATGTGGGGCGATTGAATATAAGATGAAGCTCCCAGATTGGAAGCTTCTGATAGCATGGACTATTCTGATGGAAGTATTAGCGGTTCTCCTTTTAATAAGCAGGCTAATGACTTAGCGATTCCATTGAAGAGTTCGTGAGCGCCAGTAAAGTCGTTAGATTCGATTTTGTCATTTAAATCATCTAAAAACGGCCATAAAGATTGTGGAGTATAGGCGTATATGTGGAAAAAGCTTTCAGCACATTCTTTTCTAGCCGTTGAAGAAGAATAGGAAATGTATTTCCCGACTTTAGAAATAAAATCTTCGATGGTTGCGGCTCGAGCGGCATTGTATGTACTGGAATGCTTCTCTTGAATATCAAGCTCTCGTAGTTTGAGCTGATGGCGATTAGTAAGAATGGTTGTGATTGCAGGACTAATGATAGAAATAGCCAAGGCAATCCAAGCAGCAGTAGCGCTCCAATCAATTTGATGTCCCATAAAAAATCTCCTTTCATAAATACTCAGCGTGGAAGTGCTTGTATATAGAGTATAGGAGAGATCGGAGAAAGATGCAACAAGTACAAACCATAATACATAACCTATAAAGAGGTGATGCAGTTTTGAAACATATAAACATCGTGATCATCGATGGAGTAGAGAGAGACATGGCTACATTATCTGCAGAAGAACGAGCGAAGATTGTGAATGAGCTGAATCGTGTAGCTGTTGGATATCTTGGATACCAGAAAGAGAAAACCGCTTAAGCGGTAGAAGGGAGGACAAGCATGAAAAGAAGAGGACCAAGAACAAAATGGCAGAGAATCATCAGAGAAACGGTGTTTGAGCTGCTGATTGGCGGAACAATCGGACTTGCATTCGATGCAGTGTTATTTATCTGGTTGTTTGCAAAGTGAAGGAGGTGAGGACATTGCAAGAGATACCAAGACTGATGGACGATCATGAATTCCGGAAAGAACTGGAAAGAATCCAGGAGCACTTAAATGCGATCAGTAAGTGTTCGAATACTGTAGAAGTGCGAAGAAACTACCTGATCAGCTGTGTGACGGTGCCATCAGCAAAAATCTATACGCCGGATCAGTTAAGACAGATCTTTGATCTGACGTGGAAATAAGAAGAGCACCCATATAAGCCGGCAAGCTTTGGGCGCTCAGAAAATTAGTCAACTATATTATATGAGAAGAAAGGGAATTAGTCAAATGGCAGAAGAAAAGAAATATGAAATTACAGAGATGGAATTAAAAATGTACATTGGTTTAGCGATGGCAGATACAATTCCGGAAGGCGCTGCAAGGGAAGAAGAGGAGAAACTCAGCGGATTTGCGGCGGGTTTATGTAAAAGAATAACGAGCCACCTGAATGGTTCGAAACCTTTTTCTGAGACGAAACTCGAGGCATATCGTGCTGTGACCCGTATCTTTGATGTTGTACAGATCTTGGCAGAAGTAGTTGCCAGTAATATGGAGGAATAGAGAATGTATTACAACGAATGCCCGTTATGCGGCGCAAATTTAGATCCTGGAGAACCATGTGACTGCCAGGAGGAAAAGAAAAGTAAAAAGAAACTGCAGTTGAAGAACCAGAGCGAACACCGAAATAGAGCATTGCAGCTTTGTACAGAAACAGGGTATCAGATATGAATGATATTTTTAAGGCTTATGATTTCGAAAATGAACAGCAGTGGTTAAAAGGCAGAATGAATGGGATCGGCGGCAGTGATGCCAGTGCTGTGGTTGGAATGAATCCGTATAAAAGCAATATTGATCTGTTTGAAGAAAAGATTGGCAGGGTGATACCGAAAGATATTTCGGACAAGCCGTGCGTGATCTATGGAAAAAAGGCAGAGGAATATATCCGGGAACTGTTTAAATTGGATTATCCGGAATATAAGGTTGATCATCATGAATTCCGGATTCTGCAGAGTAAGGACCATTCATTCATGCAGGCGTCTCTTGATGGCGAGCTGACCGATCGGGAGGGTCGCAAGGGAATATTGGAGATTAAAACTACAAATATTCTGCAGTCCATGCAGTACGAAAAATGGAAGGATCGGATTCCGGATAATTATTACATACAGGTACTGCATTATCTTTTGGTAACCGGTTGGCAGTTCGTAGTTCTGAGAGCGCATTTGAATACCGACTGGGGCAACGAAAAGCGTACAACAGTCAAACATTACTTTATCGAAAGAAGAGATGTGGAAGCTGATCTTACAATGCTGCAGCAGGAAGAAGAAAAATTTTGGAGATATGTGGAGAGCGGGAGAAAGCCTCCACTGATTCTCCCGGAAATATAGGAGGTATTTTATGTTGGAGTTAAAAATCTTCAGTCCACAGGAAAGTGGATTTGTACCGGAAATCAAGTGGAACAATGAAGAACTGAAGGCGGCAATTGCCGAGAAGATGGAAGAGTACAAAGGATTGGTCTTTACAGAAGAGACTATTTCAGAGGGAAAGAAAGACAGAGCGAATTTAAATAAGCTTCGCGGGGCAATTGACGATGAGCGGAAACGTGTTAAAAAGCTGTGCATGGAGCCATGCAATAGATTTGAAAAAGAAGTAAAAGAAGTTCTTGCGCTGGTTGATGAACAGATCAGTGCAATTGATGTTCAGATCAAAGAAGTTGAGCAGATTAGGAAAGAAGAAAAGCGGAAAGCGGTCCAGGAACTATTTGAATCTATCGGCTTCCAGAAGTTTGTGACACTTGAAATGATCTGGGACGAGAAGTGGCTGAATGCATCAGTAGCGCTGTCGAAAGTAGAAAACCAGATGAAAGAAACGATGTATAGAATCGGCGAGGAAGTTGGGACGATCAGCAGATTGCCAGAATTCAGCTTCGAAGCAATGGAAGTCTATAAGAAGACACTGGATCTTACGCAGGCAATCAAGAAAGGACAGGAGCTGGCTGACATTCAGAAGAGAAAGGAAGAAGCACTTGCCAGACAGAAAGCTGAGGAAGAGAGAAGAAAAGCAGAGGAAGCTGCTACAGGAAAAGAGTCAGAGAATCCGGAAGAAGCTGCGGATACTCATGATGCACCTAGAAAAGCCGAGGAGAATGACTATACAAGAGTTGTTTCAGAACCGGTCATGAGAATAGATTTCCGCGTATGGGGAACTAAAGAACAGATCCTGGCATTACGTGATTACATGAAAAAGAATAATTTAAAATTTGGAAAGGTGGAATAAAGCATGGCAGTAAATAACAGTTTGGCGAACAGACAGACAAAAACAGGACTGGCAGCATATCTTACGCAGGATGCTGTTAAGAAGCAGATTAATAGTATTGTAGGTGGGAAGAATGGAACAAGATTCATTTCCAGTATTGTGTCTGCAGCCCAGGCAACACCGGCATTACAGGAATGTACGAATCCGAGTATCTTGTCTGCAGCACTTTTGGGAGAGGCGTTGAATCTTTCCCCTTCTCCGCAGCTGGGACAGTTTTATATGGTTCCGTTCGACAATAGGAAGAAAGGCTGTAAAGAAGCACAGTTCCAGCTTGGATATAAAGGCTATATTCAGCTAGCGGAGCGTTCTGGATATTACAAAAAACTGAATGTGCTTGCTATTAAGGAAGGGGAATTGATCCGATACGATCCACTTGATGAAGAAATTGAAGTAGAGCTGATTGATGATGATGTGATCCGTGAAGAGACTCCGGCGATGGGATATTATGCCATGTTCGAATATGAAAATGGATTCCGGAAAACAATGTACTGGTCCAAAAAGAAAATGATGGCACATGCGGAAAAATATTCACCTGCATTCAGCAGAAATGGCGGAGCGAAGACTTTGGAACTTTTAGAGCAGGGCAAAATTCCGGAAAAGGATCTCTGGAAGTATTCTTCTTTCTGGTTCAAAGATTTTGATGGTATGGCATTAAAAACCATGCTTAGACAGCTGATCAGCAAGTGGGGAATCATGAGTATCGATCTGCAGAAGGCAATTGATAAAGACATGGCAGTTATTCAGGAAGATGGATCCGCAGACTATGTAGAAAATGCTGCAGAAGAATTGGACAACGATAATGTTGTAGCAGAACAGGAGATTAAAGAGGTGCAGCCAGAAACGAAAGCACCGGATCCTGAGAAAGAATCAGATCAGAGAGAAGCATCCGATATTGAAGCGGAGTTTTTCGATAAATAACACAGGAGGTACATAAGCAATGAAACATGTAGATTTAGAAAAGTTTGCAAATGGAGCATTTTCTGCACAGGTGAACAGAGCCATTGAAGAGGTGACAGAGAACATCCAGAATCCTAACACGGATGCCGGTGCTACAAGAAAGATTACAGTCACAATTGCATTTAAACCAAATGCAGAGCGTAACTTTGTTGCTACCGGTGTACAGACAAAGACGACACTTGCACCGGCACTCGGAGCTGTTACTGCTTTCAGTATGGGCAAGAACCTGCAGACCGGCGAGGTAGAAGCAATTGAAATGGGTAACCAGATCCCGGGGCAGATGTCGGTAAATGATGGCGAAAGAAGCTCGCAAGATGCTGGCAGATGAGAACATTGCTATTCCGGATGAGCTGGTTATGAACCTTGTAGCAGAAGATGCAGATGGAACCAAGGCAGCAGTAGAAGCTTTCTCAACCATGTACAAGGAAGCGGTACAGAATGCAGTGAAAGATGCTTTAAAGGGGAAACCTCCAAAAGCAGGTAATGGTGGAGATAAACCATCGATGACAAAAGAACAGATCTTAGAAGTGAAGAATCCGTCAGAAAGACAGAAACTGATCGCTGAGAACATCACATTATTTCAGTAAGTAAGAAAGGAAGTATGAAACATGCATGATATTAGAAGATTAGGTCTGCAGATATTTGCAGCACCGAATAACCTGACAGGAGAAGTGCAGATCGAGGTAAAAGCCAGAGAGATTGACTTTGTCACATCCTTCGGTAAGAACCTGAAGGCACTGTTAGATATTCTGGGAATTACCAGAATGATCAGGAAGGAAAACAATTCGGTATTAAAGACCAAAACGGTAAAAGGTGAACTGCAGTCAGGGGATGTTGGAGAAGGCGAAGAAATCCCGATGTCCAGATACACAGTAGAAGAAAAGCCTTTTGATACGATCAAGATTGAAAAATATCGTAAAGGCGTATCTCTTGAAGCCATTTTGGAAAAAGGTTATGAGGCGGCAGTACAGGATACGGATGATGAGTTCAAGTCCGATCTGCAGAATGTAGTGACTGATAAATTCTACACACAGTTAAAAGCCGGATCTCTTACAGGACACGAAACAACTTGGCAGATGGCTGTTGCAATGGCAATCGGAAAGGTTGTGGCTAAGTTCCAGAAGATGAAGAGAACGGCAACCGGAGTAGCTGTTTGGGTAAATACTCTGGATGTGTACAAGTATCTCGGTGCAGCAGATATTACACTGCAGACAGCATTCGGCTTCAAGTATCTGACAAATTTCCTTGGAGCGGATGTGGTATTTGTTACTTCTGAGATCCCGCAGAATGTTGTAATTGCAACACCGCTCAACAACATGATTGCATATTATGTTGATCCGGGAGATTCAGAGTTTGCCAAAGCTGGACTTGGATTCACAACGGATTCAGAGACAGGGTTTATCGGATTCCACTCAGAAGGAACATACAACCGTATGATTTCGGATAACTACGCAATCATGGGCTTACGTCTGTTCTGCGAGTATCTGGATGCAATTGCTTACATCTCTGTAGGAGAAGCTGATACACAGACATTAGGAACGTTAAACGTAACGTCAGAGGCTGGATCAGAAGCAGGAACCACAAAGCTGACAGTGAAAGAGCAGTTAATGTCAATGAGAAACTGCTGGAAGTACAAAGATGCTGCAGCTGCAACAGCAGTAACTTACGGCATGGATGTTAAGAACTGGTCTAAGTGGGACGGTGAATCAGAGATTACTTCAACAGCAGGTCATCACATCACCTTAGTTGAGTGTGATCAGAACTACAAAGCTGTTCGTTCCGGTGATGTGACTGTAACGGTTAATCCGGGAGCATAGGAGGTAAAAAAAGTATGTATAAGGTAATCAAGCATTTTATTGATCTCCATGATAACGATCATTCCTATAACGAGGGAGATATCTTCCCTCGTGAAGGAGTAGATGTCAGCAAAGAAAGAATCGAGGAGCTGGCCGGCAGTAACAACAAACAGCACACTCCGCTGATCGAACTGGTAGAAGAGGATCAGGATAATGTGACCGATACAGATGTCGATGAAAAACCACCAGAAGCCGGAAAGAAGGAACCCGAAAATAAAGAGCCGGCAGAATAGGAGGATCGTATGATTGAAGATCTGAAAACCTTGTTGGGACTGCCGGAAGAAATAGACGGAGCCTTGGAAAATAAATTACTGCTGATTTTAAAGGCCACCAAGCAAAGACTGCGCTTTCTTCTCGGGGGGTTAGAGCCTCCGGAAGAGATGAATTATATCATCCTGGATGTGTCAATCATACGATTCAACAGAATCGGTTCAGAAGGACTTTCCTCTCACAGTGTTGAGGGGGAAAGCCTTTCCTGGTCGGAAAATGATTTTGCGGGATACATGGATGACATCCGGGCATATCTGGATGATCAGAAAGAATCGAAGAAAGGTAAGGTGAGATTCATATGAGATATGACACACCAATATACTTCCAGAAACTCACCCCTGGAGAGTATGATCCGGCTACTGGTAATTACGGAGAGGACACGATATCAGAAGATATGAAGTCTGCCTCAGTCATGGATACCGGTACGAATACGATGATGCTTGTCTATTCCGGAATTAAGGAAGGCAGCCTTACCATTCACTTGCAGAATCATTATGACAAGCCGTTTGACAGGATTCGCGTAGGGAATAAAACATATGGTGTAGATTTCAGCAGGAAGCTTCGGACGAAGCAGGTATATGTTGCGTCGGAGGTGATGTGATGGGAGTAAAGCTGATAGGCTTTGAAAAGTTGGAGGCTAAACTGACTAAAAACATGGATTTATCGAAAGTCAAAGCAACTGTGAAAAAAAACGGTGCACAGTTGCAGAAAACGGCTCAAAAAGAAGCACCGGTAGATACACATTATTTACAAAGATCTATTACGCTGGAAATTACAGATGGCGGCATGACTGCAGAGGTTGAATCAACAGCGGAATATGCAGCTTATCAGGAATATGGAACAAGATTCATGAAAGGAAAGCCACATATACGTCCTGCATTTGAAGAACAGAAGGAAAAGTTCAAGGCAGATATGAAGGAGCTTGTGAGGTGATAAGATGGATCCACAGCAGGAATTGTTCAGTGCTGTTTTGATGGCATTGAAAGAAAAATATGAGGATACGGGAGTTGGTGTGTATGACACGGATTTACCGCCGGAGGACATGCCGTATCCCTTTGTTTACCTGGCGGATTGCTCCGAGAGTGATCAGGCTACAAAAAATGAGATTATCGGCGAGGCTAATCTGACGTTGAAAGTCTGGCATGATAATATACGGCAGAGAGGAACGGTATCTGGTATCTTAGCAGATATCAAAAACATCTGCAGGTCTATCGAACATACAGCGCACTATGCCTGGAATATGCAGAGACCAACACAAAGAATTACGCCGGATAATACAACGAAACAGCCGCTTCTTATGGGAATTTTGGAAGTGGGATATAAATTTAGTTAGGAGATGACAATAGTGAAGAACGGAAAGTTATTTGGACTGCAGTTATTTGCAGAAGCAGTAGCAGGCAAAAAGATCGTATATCTGTACCGCATCCTGAGTACCAAGAAAGATCATGATGCAACAGCACTTGCGTTCACAACAGAGAATGAACGTACAAAGTCGAAGGACGCTGATTCGACAGTGACAAAAGACGGCACAGTACGTACACCGGGAGCAGCAGAAGGAGAAATCACAGCATCAAGCCTTTTAAAAAAAGGAGATAAGTTCATCGATGAGCTGGAAGCAGCACTCGATGATGACGAAAAGATGGAGATCTGGGAAGTAAACTTAGCAGAGCCGCAGGCAAGCTCGACTGATAAATTTAAGGCAAAATACTTCCAGGGATATCTTACGGAAATCGATAAGACATCCAATGCAGAGGATAATGTTGAGTTATCATTGACATTTGGACTGGAAGGAAAAGGCGTAGATGGCTATGCAACGGTTACTGCAGAACAGCAGGAAGTAGCAGCATATGTATTTGCAGACACTCAGAAGACAGGAGCTTAAGAGGGCGAGAAGAATCGTCCTCTTTTTGATGTGCGACATCGCACAGAAGGGAGATAAAACAATATGATGGAACTTACTATTGATGGAACAGTATATCAGTTTAAATTCGGGATGGGATTCTTAAGAGAAGCAAATAAGCTTACCGTAGTTCCGGTTCAGGGAATGCAGGGAACCACAAAAGAAATAGGAGCAAGGTATCTGATCGCCAGTGTTGTGGTTGATCAGGAACCGAATGCACTGGTAGATCTGTTAGATTTGGCGAATAAGGGAGAGAATCCAAGAGTAACAAAGGCAATGTTAGATTCTTACATTGATTCGGAAGAAGTAGACATCGATGAGCTCATGGAGAAAACAAAAGATTTTTTATCGAAAACAAATGCTACCAAGAAAGCAGTGAAAGAGATCTTGAAAGAGTACGAGGAACAGATGGCGAAGAAGAAGGCTCAGGAGCAGTAGAAGAGGAAGACCTATATACAACCGTAGCAAGGAATTGCTTCCGATATTTTGGATTCACGTCATTTAAACAGGTGGATCAGCTGACGTTGGCAGAATATGAACTTATGATGGAGGCTTTAGAACTTCGGATACTTGACGAAAGTTTACATGAACATCGTCAGGCATTTTTAAATTTTGCGGTAAAGGCAGAAAAGAAAGCCGGCAAAGGCAAGACCAAACCAGTTTACAAGAGATTCCGGCAGTTTTTTGATTTCGATAAAGAACTGAAAAAAATGAAGAATCGAAGGAAACCATCCAGATTTGCCGGAATAACCAAACTACTGGATAGAGAGGAGTGAGAGGATGGCAGAATCGTATAGTGTAAAAGCAATATTATCAGCGCAGGACAAAAACTTTTCATCCATTATGAAATCATGCCAGGGATATGCAAATAATCTGAAAACCACTCTCACCGGCGGTCTTGGATTTGGTGCAATGGCTGCAATCGGTGGAAAGGCGATGTCGCTGGTGACAAATTCAGTCAGTGATTTGTCGAAAGAGACGATAGAAACATCGGATTCCATGTATAAGTTACAGGCAGCTATGAGATTTTCCGGGTATTCCGAAGCGGAAATACAGAGAATAGCCGGAGCAACAGGTACATTAAAAACATATGCAGATAAAACAGTATTCTCCCTGCAGGATGTTATGAGTACATTTGGCTCACTTTCGGCGAATGGAATCAAAGACGCAGACAAGTTGACGGAAGCGGTCGGTAATGCAGTTGCTGTATTTGGCGGAGGTGCAAAGGAATATTCCTCGGTAGCACTTGCGTTTTCACAGGCAATGTCGGCAGGAGCTTTACATGCTCAGGATTGGAACCAGATCATTAATGCCAGTCCGCAGCTTGCTGGAGGCTTACGGAAAGAGTTGATTAAGCTGAATCCAACATTAGGGAACGACTTCAAAGGAGCAATGGAAAAGGGTGCAATTACCGCAGACATGCTCGGACAGGCTATCAATAACATTGGTATGACCGACATGGCGAAAGAAGCAGCTACATCCGTAACAACATTTGAAGGCGCTATGGGTAACTTGGAAGCATCTGCAGTAAGCGGAATGATGAAGCTTTATGATACTTTCGCAAAGCCTAAAGTGATTGATGCAATCAATGGGATGACCGGTAAGGTGGAGGCGGGATTTGACAAATTGTCCGTTGGAATTCCAAAAGCAATCGAACTTATATCTCCATACTGGAACGTGCTGAAAACAGATGCAAAAGAGGTAGGGACAGCCTTTGGAGAGGCAGCTGGTGCGATTATTGACGAAGTACAGGAACTTACTGGAGCATTTGGAAAAAAGGAAAGTGTGGATAATTTCTCTGAAAGCATGGGAACAGCAACAGGTGCGTTGACCACATTTGCAGATTTTTTAAAAGATCACGATAAAGAAGTGGCAAAAGCGATTACGCTGTTACCGAAATTATATGTTGCTTTTAAAGGCTTTAAAATAGTCAGTGCAGTTGCCCCTGGTGTCAAAACTTTTGCGGGCGCAATTGTAAGCATGACAGGAAAAGGAATAGCGACGCTGACAGGTAAGTTATTTGGCGTAGCAGCGGGTGAAAAAGCGGTAGGCACTGCAAGTAAAGAATCATCAGGGACTATCGTAGAATCAGCAAAAGCATTTGTAGCGATCGGAGCAGGAGTAGCATTGATTGCAGCAGGATTTTCCCTTTTGGCATATTCAGCCGTGCAAATCGCACAAGCTGGACCACTGGCAGCAGGAGTACTGATCGGCATGACGGTTGCAGTGGCAGGCTTAATGGTTGTTGCCAAAAATGTGGCGCCGGCTATGACGGCCGGAGCAACCGGATTCATTGCCTTTGGTGTAGCTGTCCTGATTGCGGCAGCGGGGATTGCTGTATTATCACTGGCGGCTGTTAATCTGGCGAATGCGGGACCGCTTGCTATAGGATGTATGGTTGGCATGGTTGCGGCTATTGCAGGGCTTGCCCTTGGAGCGGCAGCCCTCGGACCGGCATTGACAGCCGGAGCAGTAGGCCTCGTTGCCTTTGGTGTAGCTATATTACTGGTTTCAACCGGAGCACTGCTGGCAAGTGTTGGGCTTGCCATAGTAGCAGGTGTACTTCCGACCATTGTGCAATATGGAATTCAGGGAGCGGCTTGCATCGCAACCCTCGGAGCAGGCATGATTGTATTTGGCGCTGGGGCTGCAGTAGCTGGAGCGGGATGCATTGTCCTTGGTGCCGGACTTGTAATGGTAGGTGCCGGACTTACGGTGGTTGGTGCAGCTGTCCTGATTGCGGCAGCGGGTGTGTTGCTTCTGGCAACGGGAACACTGGCCCTTGGCGCCGGTCTTACGGTAGCTGGGGCAGGACTTCTGTTGATGGGAGTTGCATTCCCTACTGTATCATCCGGAGCTTTAGCAACGGTAGGAGCACTGACAGCCTTAACAGCATTATCATTAGGTCTTGCGGCCGGAATGGGAGCATCGGCTGTTGTAGTGGTAGCATTTGGAGCTGCTATGGCAGGCGGCGCAGTTGGCACCCTTGCAATGGTGGTAGCATTAAAGTCTGTCAATTCAAGCATGAAATCCATAGCCGGTAATGCCAAAAGCGCCCAAAGCTCGCTCACGAGTATGCGAGCCAGTGTAAATGTGGTAAATTCCGGACTGAATGCATTGGGAAGTGGAGCAAAGTCAGCAGTTAATACATTGGTAAGAGAATTTTCAAACGCAGAAGGAAAAGCAAGGAGTTCCGGGAACGCTGTTGGAAACAACTTCAATAACGGAGTCCGTAATGGAATGAACAGAGCGGTATCCACAGCAAGATCCATGTCTGCATCCACAGTGTCAGCAATGCGATCAGCCGGATCCGGTTCATACAGTTGCGGTGTATATATAGGGGCAGGCCTTGCAAATGGTATGGCAAGTCAGGTTGGGCGTGTAAGATCTGTTGCGGCGCAGTTGGCAGCTGCAGCAGAGGCGGCAATCCGGGCGAAGGCGCAGATTCATAGTCCGTCAAAAGTAGCAGATAAGCTTGGCGGCTATTTCGGTGAAGGATGGGTAAATGGAATTTCTGATAGGGTCACAGATGCGAAAAAGGCAGCATGGAAACTGGTAGACATTCCGGATTTAGTTCCTGTTTCGGAAATTGGAGCTGGATTAAGAATTGGCATCGAAGATCTGAATGATGATTATGACTACACCAGAAACGAAACCTATACCATTTACGTCCCTGTTGAAGTAGATGGCCGGCAGGTGGCAAAGGCAACGGCGAAATACACCAAAGAAGAAATTGAACAGCAGCAGAAAAGAGATCTAAGGAAGAAAGGCATGAGATAAGGAGGGCAGATATGTATAAATTTGTGGACACTACAGAGAGACAGGAAGAGCAGATACTGCCTTCCGAAGCTCTCAACTTTAACGGAGTCTATTTTGAAAATGTAATTCCCGGATATCGGACACTGTATGTGTCCGGCCGGGAAATGATTGAAACAGAAATAACAGATCTATCTACAGAGATTATGGACGGATCTAGATATCGGAGAAAACGATATAAGCCAAGGACCATTACTGTCGGGTACCAACTGATTGCCAAGAGCAACGCAGAATTCCGGAATGCGTATAACAAATTGAATTCATTACTTGATGTGGCAGAAGCGAAGCTGATCTTCCTGGATGAACCGGATAAGTATTATGTCGGAACAAAGGTAAATGCCGGCGATGTGCCGCATGGAAGGAATGCGATCACTGCAGAAATTGAGTTCTATTGTGCAGATCCGTTTAAGTATTCCGTGGAAGAGTACGAGGTTATACCGACTACAGATGATGGAACAACATTTGTTGTTGATTACAAGGGAACTTATAAAGCACACCCAACATTCGAAGCGGTGATGGAAAACGGAGAGAACGGTTTTGTCGGATTCGTTGATCAGGATAAACATATTTTGCAGTTTGGAAATATTGAGGAAGCAGATGGAGAGAACTACAAGGCGAATGAAACTCTTGCAACACTACAGGATTTTTTTAATGCACCAGATGATACATCAGGAACAGATTATATGCATCCGCTCTATGGAGCGAAAGGAAAACTTGGAACGACAACTTGGTTTAATAACAAATTCCTATGCTTAAAAGAAGCAGGGATGCAGGTTGGCGGTGCGAATGGAGGTCTCAGGACAGTTATCTTACCGGCAGATTCCAATGGAGATAAAAGTGGATGTAAAAATTTCTACGCATATTTCCATATCTTGTTTTATGCAGGATTGATGGGGCAGACCGGAGAAATGTGTATCAATTTTCTCACAGAGGATAACAAGCTAATCTGCGGCGTGAACTGGTATAAGATAGATATGTCAGGAAATACAGGACACTATGAGCTGGTATGCTATAACGCGAACAAAAAAGATACGGATCGCCAAGCAGCGGGAAAAGTGCTGAAAGAGTATAGCTACACGACCAGTCATTTACACACGCAAAACCCATGGTATTGGGATTGGGGACATTGCGATATCCGGAAAGAAGGAAGTAAGCTTACATTCTTCTACTGGGGTGGATACCCAAGTTTTACAGTGCCGGAGATTGAGGACATGAAATGCACCAAAATACAGATAGCGATAAAACAATGGGGAAGCAGATCCGGCAGCAGGTATCTGACATATAACGGAATCAATAATTTTTGGTTCCAAAAGCTGCATGTAGACAAATGGAGAGACGTGCCGAATAAATTCGCCCGAACCAGCAGAGTTATTGCTGACTGCAAAGAAGCATCGGTAACTATGAATGGATTGCCGAAACCGGAGTTGGGAGCTCTTGGTAACGACTGGGAAACATTTTGTCTGAAGCCGGGAGTTAATCAGGTTCAATGCTTGTGCTCCAGCTGGGCGAAGAAACCGACGTTTAGAATGAAGTACAGGGAGGTGTTCTTGTGATCATATATTTTGCTGACAGGGCAATGAATATTTTAGGATCAGCATCCACGGGATTACCAAAAGGGCTGATGATCACAAATGACAAAAAAACAGAAGAAATATCAGAAGGTGTAGCAATCTTCGAATGTAATCTGGATTACGATTTCGCAAATTCGAATAAGGACGAAAAACAGGAAGTCGATGTGAAGAAGCTTGCAGCAGTCGGGAATTTCATCTTAAAACAGAGCGCAGACGACGGTAAGGCAGAAGTTTATACGATTATTGATTCGACGATAGATCCGATTCAAAAGGATGCATCCATCTATGCTGAAGATGCGGGACTGGACCTGCTGAACGAAGTGGTTGGAACATACACTGCAGACAAAGCATATAGCATTGATCATTATATTAATAAATTTGCATATGATTCCGGATTTGAAATCGGGATCAACGAAGTAAGCAATCTTACAAGAAAGTTATCCTGGGACGGTGAAGCTACAGCTACGGAAAGGCTATTGAGCGTAGCTACGCAGTTTGATAATGCTGAGATTGAATTCTGCTTCAAAGTCGAGAATATGGCTGTGACTGGAAAATACATCAATGTGTATAAGAAGAGAGGGAATGATTCGGGTGTTACTTTGACTGTTGGTAAAGAGGTTAGTGGATTTCGAATCAAGAGTTCTATCGCAGATCTTGCAACAGCATACCGCTGTACCGGCGGAACACCGGAAGGATCAGAAAATCCGATCACACTTGATGGGTATAAATATGATGATGGTGATTTTCATGTATTCGGGAACTATGTGATGTCCAGAAAAGCACTGGAAAAGTGGAGCCGGTATCAGATCAAGACGGAAAAGAAAGAGGATGATGTGGGGCATATCGTGAAGTCATTTACGTACGATACGACATCAAAATCAGAACTGTGCAATCGTGCCGTGTCCAGCCTTAAGAAGATCTGTGATGAAGCTGTTACCTACGAGGTTGAGTTGTTATATCTTCCGGATGGAGTAAAGGTAGGTGATACGGTATCCATTGTTGATGATGACGATAATACATATCTTACTGCAAGGTTGTTGAAATTAGAGACCTCGGAATCGAACGATACGAAAGAAGCAGAGCTGGGTGATTATGCAAGACAGGAAAGCGGAATTGATGAAAAAGTCATTGAGCTGGCAGAGCGATTTGAGAAGATCGCTAAGAATCGTAATTTTTATACGTGGACAGCCTTTGCAGATGATGAAAACGGGACAGGAATTTCGGCCAATGCTTACGGAAAAGACTATCTCGGAATCGCGACGAACAGACTTACAAAAGAAGCAGATCTTTCTGATCCGACGCAGTACACATGGGTAAAGATAAAAGGTGAGCAGGGCATTCCGGGAGCAGCGGGTAAAGATGGTAAAACAACATATTTTCATATGAAATATTCGGCGGTACCGAACCCGACATCATACAGTGACATGACGGAAACGCCAAACAAATATATTGGAACCTATGCAGATTATGAACTGGATGACAGTACAGATCCATCGAAATATACGTGGGGAAAATTCCAGGGCGACAATGGCGAAGATGGTGCAGATGGAATTCCAGGGAAAAATGGAGAGAACGGCGAGACGAGTTATGTGCATTTTGCTTATGCGACCAGTGCGGATGGAAAAACTGGATTTTCGACAACAGATACTGCCGGGAAAACATACATGGGACAGTATGCAGATTTTGAAAAAGCTGATTCTGAGGATCCGACAAAGTACCGGTGGGGAAAATTTCAGGGGCCAAAGGGGAAAGATGGCGTGGATGGTGAGAAAGGTGAACCGGGAGAAGATGGAATATCTCCAACTGTAGACATCACAAAATCCGGAAATGTGACGACGATCAGCATCACAGATAGAACCGGGGATCATGTAGAAACTGTAAAAGACGGTGAAAACGGAACGCCTGGGAAAGATGCCATATTGATATCAGAGACAGCGCCGGAAAAACCGGAGATCGATCAACTATGGCAGACTGCATCAGGCGAGCCTATAAAGCGTTGGACTGGATCGCAATGGGTAGTGCATTATCTGTCGGTAGAAAATCTTGATGTAGAGGTATTAAGTGCAATTGCAGCAAATTTAGGCACAGTGATAGCAGGCATCATAAAAAATAAAGAAGGTACCGTTAATTTTGATGTTGAAAAAGGCATAATCGATACATACAACGATACCAATGGATCATCGTCAAGTTACGGAGCCGGATCTACATGCTACATGGGAAAGGACCCAGCCGGAAATGCGGCACAGTTGGCTGTTAATTATTATCAGCTGGTCTATGGAGACAGAGCTGCTGGAACAAAAACATCACTGACTCCGATGAACGGAGACTGGTGGGTTGGAGCAGGGGATCCGTGGAACGGAGACAACGATACAGTCTTACCGATTTACGCATCTTTGAATCATCTGATCCAGAAGGCAACTGGCATGATCGCTGGTTCGAAAGTAGTCAAGATTGCAAATGGGAAAGATTCAGTGGCATTATTCACTGCGGCCGAAGTTGCAACATTGCTCGGAATAACTGATGGTGGTTCAGTGAACGCGACCGTAACCATATCTAATGGCGATGGAGCTGCATATGGAATTCATATGGAAGGCTGTACGTATCAAGATAATATTTGGTACGCATGTTTCGCCGGGCGCAACACCTCCGGAATATCACTGCCGGTGCGTATTAACTATATCATTATGGCTATATAAGGAGTTGTTTGTATGAGACGATTAGAATTTATAGTACACGGACAGAGAATTGAAAAATCCAGCACATGTTCATTTGCCGGCTTGGTGAAGGGAAGTGAAGGATATCTGAAAGCATCCTTTTCTTTTGATGAGGATTGGGATGGATGCGCAAAAATCGTAAAATTCCGGGACGAATTTGGTTGCGTGAAAGAATCCGCACCGGTATACGAAATCAACGGCAAGAATGTATGTGACATACCAAACGAAATTCTTACTTATGCGCGGATATACATATCTGTAATCGGTCATAAGAAAAATTATAAAATAACTACGAATGAAGTGGAGGTATTACAGAAATGACAGAACAGGAAGCTTTAATGCTGGCTCAGGCAGGCATAGATGGATCTGGAACACTACTCATTGACGCAGATACGAGATCCATATACATTCCTGAGTCAGAAAAATTCTTTGGAGTTGAATCAGATCAAAATGTTGAAAGAAAAAAAGTTCAAGTGTCCTAAAATCGTGGGTGACAATATAGACTTATCAACGCTGCATCTGTATATCAATTACCAGAATGGCAATGGAAACAAAGACTCTTACATGATTCAGGATATGGCAGTAAGCGGTGATTACATAACGTTCTCATGGGTGCTGAGTCGAAATGTAGCAGCATACAAGGGAACTGTCAGGTTTGTCTTTTGCGCAAAAAAAGCCGATAGCTCCGGAAACCTTGTGAACGAATGGAATACTACCGTAGCTGAAGGTGAGGTTATAGAAGGGCTGGAGGCAACTACTACGGTTGCTGATAATAACCCGGATATAATTGAACAGATGCTGACATTGTTGGAAAACGTCTCTGATGAGCCGGTATTCACAGAAGCAAGAACGCGGGAAAATGTAACAAACGGGGACAAAGTGCCTGTATTGTGGGGAAAAGTTAAAAAGTGGTTTGCAGATCTTGGTACTGCAGCATTCTGCAAAGTAGTGAATAATCTCACAACTGCCGCAGAGGGAGGCGTGCTTGATGCCCGACAAGGAAAAGAACTTAATGATGCGCTTGCAAAATTAAACAAATTGATGGGAAGTGCGGATATATCAGGCATTGGAAACGGCACAGTTACGGGTGCTCTTCTTACATTAAATAGCAA